GTAGTAGCTGCTATTGATGTTGTTGAAGATGTACTTGCGGACCAGACCGTTAGCAATCGAGTTCACACTGTCGCCAGTGTTCAAAACAACATCGCCAGCAGACAATACAACATGCCCTAGAGGTGTTTGCACACCACATCCACGAGCCAGCATACCGGACTCCCCCGGCAACCTTTGGAAGCGGAAAATGTACGGAGCACCAACATACGTCATTGCGTACATGCTTCGCTCTTTGTAGATGACATTCATGTCACCCAAAGGCAGGCAATCTACTAAGATGTCAGGTGTCTCTGCTAGGTCTTGTTCGCCAGCATCTTTGGCCGGATTGGTTTCGTCCCAGTCACCAGCACCGGAAACAGCACCAGGATTAAGGGTTGTGGACCACTTAACCATGTGCGGATACTTAGTGCCGGACTTGGTTAGCCCAAGCGCAACGATGTAGTTCTTGAACGGACGCATTGCCGTGCAACGCCAGTTGGCATCCCATCCACCCAAGGTAGACAGAGTTCCAGTTCCAGCCCACGACATAGGCTGATCCACGCCGTTGTTCAAGATTAAGACGCCGTTTACCGAACCACCAGACCAGCGGTCATCAACCGCACCAGTTGGAGCAGTGCCGGTGATGTTGGTCCTTGTGGTGCCATCGTCAACATATACAGCAGTAAGCCCAGCATGGACCCAATACCGAGCCGTAGTGGTCGCGTATGGAGTGAGAAAGTACGGGGTTACGGATGGCGTGTCAAATGCTTGCGTTGTGCCTTTGAATCGCTCGGCATAGCCGTTATTAAAACGCACGTTTAGAGACGACGACCATACACCGCTGCCTAGTTCTTCTGGCGAAAGATCAGCCGCGATGCCTGCACCGCAGTTGTCTACGGTTGCTAGCATCAGCCCTCCGAAAACACGCCATCGGCGTATTTCCACCCAATACCAGGCATAGGGTCTAGGCCATCAATCAGAATCCAGTTATCACTGATGGGAGCGGCAGCAAGTGCGATGTTCACTACCGTGCCATCAAGGACTATTGCGTATCTCATAACAACTCACATGTAGAAGCGGAAGATCACAAACCCATTGCCGCCAGCGGCCATAGTTCCGCCAGAGGTACCACCACCAGCGCCGCCACCGCCGTTGCCGCCAGCGCCTGGAGTCGTAGTCACGCCGTTTGAACCAGCGGCAAGCATTCCGCCTCCACCACCTGCGCCCGTTGTGCCTCCTGTGCCACCTGCAAAGCCGGTCAGCCCCCACATGGATACCGAGGCCATAGAGCCGCCAGAGTTAGCGCCACCGCCAAGGCCTCCGGCACCAGAACCGGGAGTGCCGCCTCCACCGCCAGTTCCACCTGTGCCAGCGCTACCAGCGCCACCACCGCCCCACCCATTCATACCGTCCGCGCCATTCAGCGAATCGGCAGTAGATCCTGTCGCGCCAAGTGGCTTGTAAATGGTTACAGTTGCGGAGACATACGACGATCCAGGCGCTACACCCGAGCGAGTAGCTACATCAAGTGCGGACCACAGCAGCTTTCCAGGGAACGGTGCACCGCCAGGGCCACCTGCGTCAGATGTTCCATTCCCACCGCCACCGCCACCAAAAAGACCTGCCTTCGGTTTGTTTGCAAAGTTGCCACCAGCTCCGCCGCCGCCAACTGCCGCGTACATCATCCCGCTGATAGATACTGTCGTTGTTCCACCAGAGCTGCCAGCAGTACCACCAGCACCTACAACGTAGTCGATTGATGTGCCAGCGATAGGTATTTCGTAAATTTGGCACCCACCAAACCCACCTCCAGCAGGTGTGCCGCCAGCAGTGAGCGAACTACCGCCACCGCCGCACAACATCGCTTCAATACGCTTGGTCCCAGCAGGTACGGCTATATTCCCGCTGGTCTGTAAAACGCCTGTTTGAACGTAGCTTTTCGCTCCGCTACCAGAGTCATTTGGATCGCCCCAGGACATTACAAGTCTCCACCAGTTACGGTTACTGCCAGAGCGTTAGCAACAGTCACGGCAATGGTCGCGGTGATCTTGTAGCCAGCCGGAAGCATCAAAGAGCCACCGTTAAGCAAAGGCGTGTAAAAGTCAGACGCAGTGCTGATTTCTGAGGTCATCGTGTTTGCTGGAACACTGATGGACTTAATCAGCGTGTTATTGCTTGCCGTAGTCGTGGCCGATCCGTTGTTTACAAACAAGCGAACCACAGTAGCCACTGAAGTTCCTGTGTAGGCAATCTGCACTCCGTCAACTTTTGATCCATTGGCACCAGCAGTAAACAAAGTGACTACGGTGCCTGTGCCGTCTTTGTTGGTGTTTGCCGTTAGCAGCGTTTGTCCAACAGGTACTTGTGGCGTGATTGGGAATACGGGGGAAGTATTAGCAGCCATTTAGAAGGCTCCGTATAGGTTGTTCAAGTAGATGTTTTGACCAGCAGATACAACTTGGCCCCATGAGGCTGTAGAACCGTTAGTCGTCAGAAATTTGCCGGTGTTGCCGGACTGGGCAGGTAGCACCGCAGTGATGCCGCTAGAGGCCAGAATTGCGGCCTGCACTTGAGAAGTAGTAGCAAGCAGATAGTCGCTATTGCTTGTCGCTGAATAGCTCACTCCAGTAACATTTGGAAGGGTTAGCTTTAGCGTGTACTTGATTAGACGGATATGGTCGTCGCCTTCGCTTTTCGCATCGCTAGCGGTTGGTAGCGATGGGTCTAGCTGGCTGATGTTGGTTGCTGCTTCGACGCTCATTTGGCCCTCACGCGCATAGTTGAGCCGCTGTACCAATCAACACTATTGATGTTGTTGACGGCTTCTTGATACATCTTTTGGGCTACGGCCTGGCGCTCGAAGTCCAGCACGTAAGAGCAGGCTTGAACTAATGTTCCGTAGAGATAGATAGACGGCCATCCTGTTAGTACCCAGTTGGTCGTATTGGTGTTTGAAAGTGCAGGTACGCGCTGCTTGTAGACAAGCTCAAGCGAGTAAGCACTATCAGGAATAGGCGCTAGCTCCAGATTGCCACCAATGACGGTGAACTCGGAAGGCCGCGCCTGTAAGTTTTGGTCGTAGTCAGACCCGATCTGATCTGGGCTAACGTAGCGTAATACAGTGTTGTAGCTGCCAACGATCTGCAGACGGCGTATCTCAACCATGTCACTCGGTAGAGAAAGAGTTGCAGTGCCTGCCACGGTTGTTAGCGTGGTCTTTGCGTCCATCGAGCGCGATTGAATGTCTGCGCTCATGTTTTCTTCTGCCATTGCCACAAACGTTGGCATTAGTGACAGCAGATCAGTCCTATGCATCCAATCAGCGACTTTCGTGCACAAGTCGCTGTATGTCGGTATCGCATTTGACTGCGGCTGTGAGATAACGATGGTCATATTGCGTACCAATAATGAGGTTTAGCGATTACGCGGGCCATACCATCGCCGGCAGCAAGGCCAGGGCTTGATCGGTGTTGACGGGCATCTGGCGCGTACCGGCCTGCACTTCTGCCAGCATCTGGTAAGCCAGCGCATTGCAGTTGTCCATCCACTCTGCAAAGGCCAAGCCTTCAGCTTGAAACGGCCCGGTGTAGCCAGCTCGAAGCGCACAAGTGAAGCGGTTGTCGTAGTGCTTGGCTTGTGCGGTAGCGTCAAACAGGGCTTCCATGGCCTTCACAATGTCAGCCGGTGTCAGGGGTGGCGGCACGTACGGCACGATCTTGGACTTAACCAGCGCAATCAGGTCGGCGTAGTCGGCGGCATCATCTCCAAGATCAGCAGCCAGATCATCCATCTGCACATCGGCGTAGCTGTGGCAACGCACTTGGCGCTCGACGGCTGGGGTCACGTTGCCCTCGGCGTCGGTGGATTCAGGCGCAATCACCTCCACCCAGGTGGCCTCGACGGAATTGGTGTCGGGGTAGTGGATAACGGATTTGAGTTTCATAGGTCGTACCAGTCGGGTTCGTAGGTGTCGTCCTGGGGCCATGCCAGGAACAAGATGGCGAGGTAGTCAAAGAGGATCACGATGTCGCGCCTTTGATAAGGGCGAAACTGAATACGGGTTGCTCCGCGGTCGTACCGCCCGTAGTCGCAAACGTGATCTGGAATGATCCTGCGGCCACGTTGGTGACGTGCGTCATGTACTTGTCGGTGCCGGATTTCTGCGACACCTTAACAAGATCGGTTGCGGCAACAAGGCTGTTTGTCACCGTGAAGGATTGCCAGCTGGTCGAACCCGCTGCCGACACCAGTGTGATTGCGCCGGTCGGCTTATTGAGCGTAACGCCCGTTGTACGGCTCGTAGCCTGCGTGACCGTGCCGCCTGCGCCTGTGCCGTAGCCGAGGCCAGCAACGTTTGTGACTAGGACTTCTTTGGCTGTGCTGATACGGAGTACTTCGGCGCTGTTTTGCAGCAACACAACTGTGTGGTTGCTTGACGCTCCGATGTAAAGCACACTATCGCCCTGGGCGCTTATGGTCCCAGAGACAGTGCCTTGCACAACTTGCAGTGATGCCTCTGAACCAGCGCCTGTTCCCGCGTTATAGACACGGGATACCAAAGCCGTGCCGGTTTTTGTTTTACTGATGTCAAGGTCGTACGTTGGCGCTGCACCAATCCCCACATTCCCGCTGCTGTCAATTTTGACGCGCTCGGTTGAGCCGGTATGGATTGCCACGCTTCCGCCTGTGGCCCCACCAATCTGCCCAATGGTGATGTTAGTGTTGTTCTGAGCCGTGAACACCCGGCACTGATCGACGTTGTCGACGTCGACGACGAATGCCACAGCCGTGTTGGCTCGGTTTTTTATGGAGACCTGACCGCCCTCAACGCCGTCCGGTGAACTCACCGTCAGGTTTCCGCCGGTAGTGATGCCGACTCCTGCGCCAACAGATTGGATCAGGAAGCCGTTGATTGTGTGGGTGTCTGTGCTTGCGTCACCGAGGGTGGCGTTGCCCGTCGCAGATAGCGTCGTAAACGCACCAGAGCTAG